ACTGGCAAACGCCGCCATATCCGGAATTTGGTTTTGCCCGTTACCCACATTTCGTTTTGCCGCTTCTCCCAAACCAAGGTATGCGAGAAGACCAGCTACATCCTTTCCACTCAAATTAGTCAGCGTATTGTCCAGCGGTTGTTTACCTGCTAGCGCATTAAGCATTGTCGTGGCAAAGTTCGGGTCATTCCCCAGCGCCGCCGCCAGTTCGTTCAATGTATCCAGTGCCGCAGGTGCAGAACCCACCATTCCTGCAATCGCCGATTTCACAAAAGCCGTAGTGGCAATCTGTGTATTGTTGACCGACTGTGCCGCAGTAGGTGCTGTTGGCGTTCCGGTAAGTGCCGGACTCGACAGCGGCGCTTTCAGTGCCAGCGCATTATTAATAGTGGTACTGAATTTCGGGTCATTGTTAATGGCTGCGGCAATTTCTTTCAGTGTGTCCAGCGTGGCTGGCGCACCGTTAATCAGAGCAGTAATAGCGGCCTGAACAAACTCTGTGGTCGCAATCCGAGTGGTGTTATTTCCTGCTGCAGGCGTCGGCGCTTTTGGTTCTCCGGTAAATGTCGGATTATGTTTCTGCGCATACTGGGTATGAGGATCTTGTGCGGCAATGTGGTTTCTCATCTGGTCATCCACATACAGCTTTAATTCCAGGACTTTATCATCCACGTATTTACGGGTTGCCAGCACTACAGCAGGGTCGATTTTCAGGATGATATTGTCCGTACTGCTGGTAATCAGCACCATGCGCACGGTCTGGGTACGCCCGCTGCCTTCAGCCAGTTGCGGCTTATAGCTTTCCGGGCAGTTTCCCACGGCAATCAATGCCCCGGACTCATCAAACAGGCCCACTTCACGTATCCACCAACCGCCCTCGTTTTCAGGGATCACCTGTTCAGCAATAATCTGGCTACTGTTCTGCGGGTCGATATAAAGCATATTCAGCGCAGCCCGGCGTTTCTCATTTACCAGTGCCGTCTGCTTTGCGTCCGGCGTTGGCAATACTCCGCCGCCATCGCCCACCGCCATATGGGTAATTTTTAGCGGCACACCGAGCGCGGCGGCGCTGGCAAGTTTCGCCGCGCCAATATCCGTCAGCAGGGTATAAAATTTTGTGCTCATGGATTCACTCTCATTGTGTCAATAACATGGACCGCCCCGCCTTCATGCGCGGTGCCACCGGAAATAATCGTTTCGTTGATATACGGATAGATCGTGATTTCTTCGCCAAGATAGCTGGCGGCTCCCACCCAATACGGGCCGCTGGTCTGCAGATTGATGGACATGCCGATCATGTGGCGGCTACATGGTTTGGCATCGCTTATCAGTCGCTCAAGTTCCAGATAGATATCTTCAGTGATGCCCTGGTCCTGCACGCCGATATCCAGGCGAAACGTGCCCGGTGCCTCTCCGGTTTGCCACCACTCAATAATGCGGATCAGAAAGCCGAACGGCTCCACCACCCGCCGCACGGCACTGGTGGTCCCTTTATGCTGATGAATATAAAAAGCATCCTTCACCACCTGGCGCTTGACGCTTTCTGTCCAGCCTTCGTCCCAGCGATCCACAGAGAACGCCCAGGCGAGATAAGGCAGGAAGCTGACCGGGCAGGTAGCCGGATTCCACAAGTCACGCAGCGGCACCTGCAGATCAGAAATCCCGCTGCACGTTTGCGCCAGTCGGCGCTCCAGTGAAGTTGACCCCGATGGCAGCAGACTATTCATCCGTTCCCCCGTTGGTCACGCTCCACTCCGTACATGATGCCGCCTGCGTTTTGTTCAAAACCACATCCGCCAGCGGCGAAGCCAGCTCCACACGCTGCACACCCTCAACATGCAGGGCGGCAAAGATGGCGCTACGGCGAATATCCCGACCAAGCCGCGTCTGACTGGCGATGTATTTCTGCAGGCTGGCTTTTGCCGCTGCCATTACCGGCTCTGCTTCCGGTCCCGGATAGAGAAAAATGGTGGCTTCCACGCGATACGGGATGATTTCTGCGCTGCGAACCGTCAGACGGTCAGCCACCGGGCGGACGTTCTCACTGTTCAGAGCTTTTTCCACCACGTCCAGCAGGTCTTTTTCTGCAGTTCCATCGCCTTCGCGGCTAAGGACAGTCAGCACCACCTCTGCAGGTGCCGGGCTGGTTGCACTGGCATCCGCCACCCGACCGTCGGCGCTTCGGGCATGAAATTCATAAGCTGCAGTTGGCCCCGCAACAGAAAGCCCTTCAAAGGCTGCAGGCACACGCAGGCGTAACGCTTCATCGCTTTCCATCACAGCCGCAACGGGTGGCACAGCGTCATTATCAGCAGGCGTCACCGTCAGGCGTTTCACGTTGTAGTTGGCAGCGAGCTGGTCAAGATCGCCGCCCATTGCGTAAGCCACCATCACAGCCTGCGCGGCTTCGTTAATGCGCTGGCGCAGAAGCAACTCACGGTAAGCGTTCTCCTGCAGCAATTTGGTGACGGGTTCAGATTCCAGTTCCAGCGTGCGGATCACTGCTTCCTGCTCATCTTTCGGATGAAGCGCAACAAATTCGGCCTTGCGTTCGGCAAGCAGCGTCTCAAAGTCCGGCACATCGACAATCTGCGGCGCAGGCAACTGCGAAAGGTCAATCACTGCCATTCTCTGCTCCTGTTGATACGGAAAGGGAAACAGGCACACCGTTATTACGCCGCCCGGTCAGCCCCACCACCATTGAACCGTCAAAATTGCTGTTGATGGTGATGGAATCCAGCATCAGCCGTGGCTCCCAGCGACTCAGTGCCACATACACAGCCGACATGACCTGCAGCCGTAATGCCGGATTTTGTGGCTGATCTATTAAAGCCGACAGCAGAGAACCATATTCACGACGAGCAATGCGGCTACCCTGCGGCGTCAGCAGAATGTCCCGCACCGACTGGCGCAGATGGTCAATATCAGTAATGGCTTTGCCGCTGGTATTGTTCATCCCGCTATAAAGCGTCATACCGGGCCTCCGGTTGTGTCGCCGCCTTTCAGGACACCAGTATGCTGATGCGCATCAAGCACGATCCCGTTAGAACTCATCGCTCCGCCGCCCTGGGTAACACCGCCATTGATCACCACGTCGCTGTTAATGCGTGTGCGGTCAGCCTCCAGTACAAACTCACTGGTTTTCAGGGTGATGTTGTCGACAGCCTCAATGACCATTGATTTGATGCCCCTGACATACCAGCGCCCGGTGGCGGGTTCGTATTCAAACCAGCCACCGTCAGGATATTCTGTCACGCAGGCGTCCGCCGACGTCGACGGCGGTGCGAACTGATTCGAATAGACAGCGGGCAACGCAAAGGCGGTTTCCAGATTGCCACCCAGACTCAGCAGCACCACCTGCTCACCTTCCGATGGTCGCCACCATGTGCGTGCATTCCCGGCACGCAGCGTCAGCCAGCTGATCCAGTTGGTTTCAAGGTCGCCCGTTTTCACCCGGCAAAGCCAGTTCTCCCGGTCCACTTCGGTGACTACACCAGTGCGAATCAGGTTGGTGATAAGGCGCATGATTTCGGTTAAATGTGCGTTCATGAGAAAAAACTAACCGCCATTGCAAACGCAATCGAGTAGATAGGAATGTTTGATTCATGGCACAATACGTTGCTTACTTTTAAGGATATAAAATGAAAGACAATTTAAATCTTCTTATAAAAAAATTAATAAGAAAGGCATTTCCTGAATTTAGCAATAAGGTAACATGGACTTTACTCACTGCAGGGATCGGTATTCTTGCACTACCTGCACCCACATATTTATTATTCGTAAACCTTATAATTGATTTTTACAACAAAACAACTAATTCAGAAATCAGCCTTCTTAAGATTGATAGCATTACACCAAGTAGTGGGGTTGCTTTAACTTTAATTCTATCCGGGCTAGTCTTTCACCTATTAATAAAAGCCCCCCATATATACCAAGAAATTCTAAAAGAGAATAACCAAAAAGAAATACAGGAAAGAAAAAGAGTAGCAGACGTTAAACTTTATGAGGCATTTATTGATATTCTACCTACAACCTCGTTATCAATTGAATTCTTAAAAGACCATGATTTTGAAAACTCCTATCATGATAATAATACAAAAGATATTAGTAATCTTGAATACGGGTGGGGTCATGCAGATCAACATTTTCATGACAATGAAATTGAAGATAAAGCCACTCATCTTTACAGTGAAATAATAAAGTTTAATTATTTTCTCGCTTATAAATCGCACAATATCAATGACTATATGTTTAGCATGCTTACTGACAGAGATCGAGCTATGGTGATGGAATTACTACCTCAAACAAAGGAAAATATAAAAATAGCCAATGAGTGGAGTTCTACAATTCATCAGCTTTACTGTGACTTTATCTCCACATGTAGGAATAACTTAGCCATATAAATTATATGCTGTAGTTAATTAAGACAAGTAACGAAAAAAAATATCACGAGTTATCATTTCCGCTTCGTCGTTAACACCCAAAAGGCGACGCTCTGCATAACGGACCTCAGGTCCCTTACGACTGACACGATCGCGCAGGCCGTAGTGATGAACGCGGGCAATGCGCTGCACCTTACCTTCAAACTGCACGCTGGCAGAATCGGCGCTGGCGGCAGTTTTCAGATATTTTGTGGTGCGCAGCTTTGCAAACATCTGACGTTTGATACGCCCCTTTTTACTGCGTGCTGTTACCCGTCGCGGTTCATAACTACTGCCATCTGGATTGCGCTGCATCCTGATGTTCTTCTGTTGTGTCCGGCGCAGTTCCTGCGCCAGCTGGCGCATCATGCGACTTCTCGTGGCTGGTTCCAGATTCGCCAGCAAGGCACTCAACCAGTCGTCCACCTTCTGCAGTTCAGCCACGTTTCACCGTCCACATTTCTTCAGGTTCATCGGGTTCTGCTACAGCTTCAACGCTCGACACACTGCCGTCAGTGCTGACCAGCACACGCTCCGTCAGTTGCAGGTTCAGGCTGATATCACAGACATCGTTGCGCAGAATATCCACCTCAAAGGTGAATAGTTTTTCCCGTAACGCCGGGTTATTGATGGCATCGGGCTGGTTATCCCTCAGCCACAGCAAAACCGGGGCCATCAGCAGATTCTGGTCGCCGCTGAAATCCTCAATCACCGCGTTCAGGGTGTAACGGTACTCCCACGACATGGAGCTGGCCCCCGTGGCAACCAGCGAACCGTTATCCACAAACAGATGCAGTTTGTCCGGGTTATTGCGGACATAAGGCACCGCTTTATTGAGGGCGTGGCGCAGGGATTGTGGTTTGTTCACTGTTTCGCTCCTGACACGCAATAATCATGTCCACTTTGTCTGCACAGACCGCCCAGGCAGCCTCCGTTTCATCCAGCAACGCGTTCAGATCACCATTAGTGCGCGGCGCTGCCTGCTCCAGCCGACACGGAGTCACTTGCGGACAACCACTGACGGTAAGCTGCACCTCCGGTGAGCGTGGGGCGTTCCCGCAGCCGGATAATGTCAGCAGGCAAAGGAGTATCAGCCCAGCGGCGTAAATCCTCGTTCTCACGTTTCAGTTCCTCAATCCGGTGTTGTCGTTGTCTCAGCAGTGCGCTGGTCTGTTCTGCGTCGGCATAGAGCCGCGCCTGCTCCCGGTTGTTGGTTTCAGCCAGAATTGACAGACCGATCAGCTGGCTATTTTTCTTCGTTAGTTCCTGCGCTTTACTTTTCAGCGCCGCGCGCTGCGTTTCGATGGTGTGGCTGGCGCTGTTAAGCCGCCACGACTGCCAGCCCAGCGCAACGAGTGCCAGCGCCACCACTACTGCCAGAGCACGTGTCATAGTCCAGCTCCTTTAAGGCACCAGGCCATCTCCCGCGCACGGCGGTTATCCAGCCCCTGATTAAAAACACCTTTTACATAAACCCAGCGCGGCAACTGTCGGCACGCATCCGCCCAGCGCCGCTGATTGAGTAATTTTACCAGTGTGGAACTGCAGGCATTTCCCGTTCCCACGTTGAAGGCAAACGACACCGCAGCGTCATACACCTTCTGCGGCGGCTGTTGCTTCACACACCTTTCCAGCGCCCGCTCCACACGCAGCACGTTGGAGATCAGCCCTTCCGCTGCCTGTCGTTCCGTAATGGTTTTGCCCGGGATGACGCCCGATGTATTACCAATGCCGTCGGTCCAGACACCCGCGCTGCACTGATACGGCTGCAGACGACAGCCTTCGTAATCAGCAATCAGTTTCAGCCCCTCCACGGAGGTGTGAAGCTGCTGAAAACCCGGCAGCGTGGCAGCAATAGCCAGCACGGTCCCGACAAGGCAGCGTTTAACGATTGATGGATTCATAGTCCTCCCGCGAGATCTGCCCGTCGCGCAGAAGCTGGTAGGCTTTGTGTTTGTAGTACCAGTTGATAGCCAGCATCAGCACACCAATCATCAGGCCGCCCAGCGTTGAGGCATCCTTGATGGACAAATCGCCCAGCCAGGCCAGCACGACGGCGATGCAATACGTGATAAAGGCGCTGATTCGCTCAAGCGTCATAATTCAGTCCCATAGCTGGACGGTCTGCACGGTGGTGGTGGTCGGAATGTCCGGCAGCTCCACCTGCAGCCCGTGAGGTAAAAAGGGGCCATATTCGGCAAGCCCCGGATTTGCCTTCAGTACCTGCTCCGTGACACCCTGCGTGCGCCCGTAATGACGCCAGCAAAGCGCGTCCACCGTGTCATACTGATGCGCACGCACTTTCATCAGATAAGCTCCACTGTGCAGTGCGGCGCGTCCTGTACCCGGCTGATGGCCCAGCGGGCGTCACGCCATAAATCACCGCTGGCTTCCGCCAGTTCCTCGCCTCGCTTCACACCAGACGCCGTGGCGTCATAGTCCTGGTATCGTTCGTTGAGCATGGCGCGGGCCCAGCAGTAAACCGCGTTGAAATAGTGCTGAATGCGCTCACTTTTCCCGTCCAGATGTTCTGCCGGAAGCTCTGCCAGCGAGGCATATCCCAGCATCAGCTGGCGTCTGCGAAACTCATACAGCTCTGCGTTGACCTCTGAAATTGCCGACAGCGCAACCTGCTTTAAACGCGGCTGCGTCACCGTGCCGTCAGTGCGCATGACACTGCGAAACTCCGACAAGTCCACATCAGGCCAGAACGGCGTATTCCTGATGATTTCCGCCTGTTCCGGTGCCTGTTCTGGCGCAACAAACTTCATGCTGCTTTCTCCTGAAATAAAGGGCGGTGGACGGGGCTTTGATGTGGCAGTGCCTTTCGCCACCCCGTGCCGCCCGTGCGCGGGGGCACGTTCTGTCAGCGGCTGTCATTGCGCAGTCTGCGCTCCAGCTGCTGTTTGTCTTTTTTCACGCCACAGCGGGGATCGAGCTGTAACGCATGGTTGAGATGATTAAGGGCGGAAGCCGGATTGCTTTCACTCAGGACAGCGCCAATCGCTTTATGCAGACGCGCCCGTGACTGGTCCGGCATATCCAGACCGTCTGTCAGCTCCAGCGTCTGCAACAACAGATCGGCATCAAAGCCGGTGGCGGCAAGCATTGCGCTCTGCGCGGCGTCTGCCATTTCCTCTGCCAGCACGGCCTGCACATTGCGGTTACCCAGTGGCATCACCCAGCCATGACGCAGGGCATGACGCCCGATCTCCAGCGCCCCGGCATAATCTCCGGCATCAATGCGCCACAGCATCACGTACATCAGCACGTCATCCTGTTGAGTGCCTCCGGCAGCCAGGACGCCCTCTGCCCAGGCGGCGTACTTCGGCAGCAGCTCCACCTTTATTTCCGCTTTTTTCACCGTGGACTGAACGCCCTTGAGACGGCGGCGGTCTTCCGCCAGTTGCAGCAGCATCAGGTCATAGCCCGACGCGTGGCGAACACTGCCGCCCTCGCGGGCGGCCTGTTCAGCCTGAACGCGCAGGCGATGCTGCCGTGCGGGACTCAGGCTCATGGATTACGCTCCGGCTTCTGCTGCGGCTGCGCTGAAGTCGCCAATCTGGATGTTTTCCACCAGTGCAGCGCAGCGGTAGTCCTCAACCACATAGGCTTCGTTAACGGATTCAAAATTTTCAATCCGGTCACGTTTTGGGTTGTCGATAACCGAACGACGGCGGGTGTCTTCCTGCCAGTAGATGGACAGGTTATCCAGACGGGTGATCAGCAGCGCATTCGGCGGGAAGAACGGCGCACGCACGGCCTGCAGGCCACCCATGCGTTTCTGACTGATGATCATATCGGCAGCCAGTTTTTCACTGTTTTCCTGCTCTTTGTTGACCAGCGGGAAATACTTGTCAGACAGCAGTTCACGACCGCAAATCACAACCAGATCGTCATCGTCCTGATAGACCACGTCGATAAGCTCGTTAACGGCATCCATCACCACGGCGTCCAGGTTGGCATATTCGCCACCTTTCCCGACTTTCACCGCACCCGGTGTGGTTTCACCGCCCGTGGTGGTGCTGCCCATGACGTGATCCGGTGCATCCTCACGGATTTTCTGCAGCCAGCCTTTATTCACATCCTGCAGTAGCGGGTTTTCGCTACGGTTGGAGGTTTTCGCACGCTTCACGCCGTTAAAGCCGATCATGATGCGGTCCAGTGCCTGACGTTTCACGATGGCGTCACGGATACGCACCTGAAAATCCTGAAACTTCGCCCACAGGTCCAGCTTCGCGTAGGTCAGTACCGTGTCAAAGTTGGTCTGCTCGCATTTATATTCCACATCGACCATCAGCGTCGGATCGACAGGTTCACGCTCTTTCGCGGTGGTATCAGTGGTTCCGGCAATGGTGCTGCCAACTCCCAACCCCAGCAGCTGACCGGACTGCTCAGTCACTGGCGTGACGTTAATCAGCGTCAGGAAAGCGGCGGACTGCTGGATCTGGTCTTCCAGTGTCTGCTGCACGGACGGCTCTACGGTGAACTTGCTGGACAGTTCTTCAACTGCCACACCGTTCAGACGCGCCAGTTGCTGCAGGTAAGCGTTAAAAGCAAAGCGGGTATTCTTCTTCATCAGGTTTTGTGCTCCATCAGCAATTGGTCAGAGTGTCAGCGGGGGCGTTACCGCCTGTTGCACGCTGGCGGTAGTCCTGGCGGCTGTCTTCTTGGCTCAACTTGTCCACCAGTTCGTTAAAGGCGGTCTGCTGTGCCTGCAGGGCAGTCTCCAGCTCAGACAGGCGTTCTTCCTGCTCAGACAGGGATTTTTCGGTGCGCGCACTCAGGTTCTGCTGCTCAGTGGCGACCAGTTCCACGGCCTTATGCACATCAGAGAACCGGGCATCATCGGACTGCTCTTTTTTGGTGAACAGCGCCGTGACACGGGCAAACAGGGACGGTTTGTCATCCTGGATTTCTTCCAGTTCGATCACCGTTTCCTCTGCAGCGGTAAAAAGATTGGCGGGATTCTGCTTGCGGTTTGCCAGCGGGTTTTGGGCTGCACTGGCGCTGAATGTCAGCATTTCAGTGCCCAGACTGGCAGGGTCATCAGTGGCAGCCAGGCCGACCAGGTAGGCTTTGCCCGTATCAGCGAACTTCGGGCTGACTTCCATAGAGGTGAATAATTTCTGGCCTTTTTTCACCAGTTCCACCAGGGACTCCGTTGGCTCAACGTCGGCATACAGCGCCATCTTGCCTGCCAGCGGACCTTCCGTGATTTCTTCAGCAAACAGCGCCGTCACCTTGCCGTAGCGGTTAAAGGTGCTGTCCGGGAGATAAGACTTGATGTGCTCAAGGTTAATCAGCGCGGTATACACCGCCGGGTTGTAGCTGGCTGCCATCTGTTCCAGCCATTCACGCTGGATTTCGCGTCCGTCGGTGGTGGCACCTTCCACCCCGATGCGAAAACGCTTTGCTTTCACTGTCATGAGCCGTGCTCCGTTAGAAAAAACTTACTGGAGCCTTATGGTTGCGGTGATGGGGGCAGTGAAACAATGCGCGGTATTTGTACCGACAACCACACAAACCGCAGGCGGGGAAAGCCTTCATTCAAGGTTGTAGGTTTGTGCCATGAACACCACACTGACACCCGCAGATCTCGATCCCCGTCGGCAGGCCATGCTGCTGTACTTTCAGGGATACCGCGTAGCCCGCATTGCTGAAATGCTGGGCGAGAAAGTTGCAACCGTTCACAGCTGGAAAAAACGCGACAAGTGGGGTGACTATGGGCCGCTGGATCAGATGCAGCTCACCACCGCCGCACGCTACTGCCAGCTCATTATGAAGGAGCACAAAGAAGGGAAAGATTTCAAAGAGATTGACCTGCTGGCGCGCCAGTCTGAGCGCCACGCGCGGATCGGCAAATTTAACAATGGCGGCAACGAAGCCGACTTAAATCCTAACGTCGCCAACCGCAACAAAGGCCCGCGCCGTCAGCCGGAAAAAAATGTCTTCACCGATGAACAGATTGAGAAGCTGGAAGAAATCTTCCATTCCTCCATGTTCAACTACCAGCGCCACTGGTGGGAAGCCGGAAAAACCAACCGCATCCGCAACCTGCTGAAGTCACGCCAGATCGGCGCGACCTTCTATTTTGCCCGTGAAGCCCTGATTGACGCCCTGCTTACCGGACGTAACCAGATTTTCCTTTCTGCCAGTAAGGCACAGGCCCACGTCTTTAAGCAGTACATCATCGACTTCGCCAAAGAAGTGGAGGTGGAGCTGAAAGGCGATCCGATGGTGCTTCCTAACGGGGCCACGCTTTACTTCCTCGGCACCAATGCCCGCACGGCCCAGAGTTATCACGGCAACCTGTATCTGGATGAATATTTCTGGATACCGAAATTTCAGGAGCTACGCAAAGTGGCTTCCGGTATGGCTATTCACAAGAAATGGCGGCAGACCTATTTTTCCACACCATCCAGTCTGACCCACAGTGCTTATCCGTTCTGGTCCGGTGCGCTGTTCAACCGTGGGCGCAACAAAGCCGATAAGGTGGACATCGACCTGTCCCACAGCAATCTGGCCCCCGGCCTGCTGTGCGCAGACGGGCAATACCGCCAGATAGTCACCGTGGAAGATGCGGTGCGCGGCGGCTGTAACCTGTTCGATCTCGACCAGTTGCGCATGGAGTACAGCCCGGACGAATACCAGAACCTGCTGATGTGTGAGTTCGTGGACGATCTCGCGTCCGTGTTCCCGCTCAGCGAGCTGCAGGCGTGCATGGTGGACAGCTGGGAAGTCTGGACCGACTTTCATGCACTGGCGCTGCGCCCGTTTGGCTGGCGCGAAGTGTGGATCGGTTATGACCCGGCAAAAGGTACGCAAAACGGCGACAGCGCCGGGTGCGTGGTGGTGGCACCGCCAGCGGTGCCAGGCGGTAAGTTTCGCATTCTTGAGCGTCACCAGTGGCGCGGGATGGACTTCCGCGCCCAGGCTGACGCCATCAAAAAACTGACCGAACAGTACAACGTGACCTATATCGGCATCGACTCAACCGGCGTCGGTCACGGGGTTTACGAGAACGTGAAAGCGTTTTTTCCTGCCGTCCGGGAGTTTGTCTACAACCCCAACGTTAAAAACGCCCTAGTACTCAAGGCCTACGACATTATTAGCCACCGCCGCCTGGAGTTTGACGCCGGGCACACCGACATAGCGCAGTCCTTTATGGCAATCCGTCGCGCCACCACTGCCAGCGGCAACCGCCCGACCTATGAAGCCAGCCGCAGCGAAGAAGCCAGCCACGCCGATCTGGCCTGGGCAACAATGCACGCACTGTTTAACGAACCGCTGCAGGGCGAGTCCGCCAATACCAGCAATATTGTGGAGATTTTTTGATGGGAAAGAGTAAGAAAAACCGCGCTGCGGCGACGAATCAGCTCAAGCATAAAAGCCAAACTTCAGCCGAAGCATTCAGCTTTGGCGATCCCGTTCCTGTTCTGGACCGCCGTGAACTGCTGGACTATGTGGAATGCGTACAGATGGACCGCTGGTATGAGCCGCCCGTCAGCTTTGACGGACTGGCACGAACCTTCCGCGCCGCCGTGCATCACAGCTCACCAATTGCGGTGAAATGCAACATTCTGACCAGTACCTACATCCCTCACCCGCTGCTCAGCCAGCAGGCTTTTTCACGTTTTGTGCAGGACTATCTGGTATTTGGTAACGCCTACCTGGAGAAACGCACGAACCGCTTCGGTGAAGTTATCGCCCTTGAGCCTGCTCTGGCAAAATACACCCGACGCGGGTTAGACTTGGATACCTACTGGTTTGTGCAATACGGTATGACAACCCAGCCGTATCAGTTCACGAAAGGCAGCATTTTTCATCTGATGGAACCGGACATCAACCAGGAGATCTACGGCCTGCCAGGTTATCTTTCTGCCATTCCATCAGCCCTGCTCAACGAGTCCGCCACGCTGTTCCGCCGCAAGTATTACATTAACGGCAGTCATGCAGGCTTCATCATGTACATGACCGATGCCGCGCAGAACCAGGAGGATGTGAACAACCTCCGCAATGCGATGAAAAGCGCCAAAGGCCCTGGCAACTTCCGTAACCTGTTTATGTACTCGCCTAACGGTAAAAAGGACGGGCTTCAGATTATCCCGTTGTCAGAAGTGGCGGCGAAGGATGAGTTCCTGAATATCAAGAACGTGAGCCGGGACGACATGATGGCGGCGCATCGTGTGCCGCCACAAATGATGGGGATAATGCCTAATAATGTCGGGGGGTTTGGGGATGTGGAGAAGGCCAGTCTCGTTTTTGTTCGTAATGAGTTAATACCATTGCAGAAACGACTAAAGGAACTAAATCACTGGCTTGGTGAGAAAGTAGTTAACTTTAAAACTTATGCCTTAAACTGTTAAAAATGATTATGAAACAAGGCGCTTAACATAAGCGCCCAATATATATTAGATTATATTATAGGCCTTCGCTGACATAGATAATGTTCTAATCTGAACTTTTTGGGCATTCCATTCCTCATCGTTAGATGAATACTCATCAATAAACTCATTAACCACCTTAAGGTTTGACTTCTTATACTCGTTTATTTTTTGACTTAAGCTATCATTTTTACATGATTCATTCAAAGTAAAGCAAAGAGGAAGAAGATTCCCCATTAATCCAACAACCTCTGAGTCAAAACTACTTTGTGCACCAATATGCTCGAGTGAAACTAAGTCTAATTTTAACTCATTAGTTCCTCGCAATTTCTTTTCAAAACGTTCAAAAATATACATTATGAGCTTACGCTGGGAGGCTTTTTTATTTGTATAAAATAAATTTTTAACAAATGCCTCATTGAATACTTTTTCATTTGGACTTTTCGCAGAAAAGTATGCTATTGCTTCACTAATGGTTGATTCGATACTACGTTTATTAGTAGCTTTATCAAGGCTTACTGCTAATACTGAATACTTGGCGTCTATGCCAGAGGGTCTTAATCGGCAAATAGCATTAAATCTAAAGTGGAATCTCTCTAAACACATTAGACACTCTATTAAACTTTTTTGCGAAAGACTTCTAGATTTATCTCTTCTTTTTCTTAATAATGACAAAATGAATGGGCGAGGGATTGAAACATTGAATATTTCAAATGCTTTAAGTGAATTGTAAATATCTCGCTGATCCTGTTGAGGCCAATCATCAATATCTGGAGAAATTATCTTACAATATAAATCAACATCTTTATGCAACTCATCCAAAAATGAAATTGCAGTTAATCCATAAACACCATCATTTATCTCTCTTTTAAAGGCACGGTATAGTTGATCTTCACCTATATAATTAAACTTAGAAAGCCACCAACACCTGACATAATCAACCATTGTAGCGTTACTATCTCTAGCTTCGATGCAATTAGTAATATAATCCCATTTCTCTTTGGCTTTATCTATTGGATATGTTTCAATACAACTCTGGAAAACTTTATTTTTAATCAGATCAAGGGAGCTTAAGTTTATTCCCCTTGCATTCAAAACCTCGAAAATATCATACGCGTCATCTTCCTTGCCTACTGATATCCTTACTAATTTAAGATAATTAGTAACCATATTGTAAACGGCATTCAAGCAAAAAAGGTAATCTTCCTTTTTATACTTTACTGCACCGTCACGCAACAAAGAAGAACATAATGCTTTCTTTCCTAGCTTTCTGCTTAAATACAACCCAGCATATTGAATCTTTTTATCTTCATCGCAAGTCACATCAGCTTTATGCTCAACTCTATCTTGGAATTTTAGTTTAAAAAAAGCCCTGTCACTATTTTTAGAAAGCTTCTCAACTACTGAGTCGCCATTAGAACTGACAGAATTTCTATTGAACGTCTGATTTGCGGTTACGATATATGTTTTAAAAATATCATCAGCAAATTCGGCCTTCCCATTTTTTCTTAAAAACCTAGAAATTAAAGAAAGTAGAATTGTAATAACACTGAAACGCTGCTGACCATCAACAATCTCCAAAACATTATCACTGTCAGCACCAGACAATACAATTGTACCAATAAAGTACTCATTGAATTCAAAGTCATCCCCTTTGGGATTTAATTTTATATTTCTTATTATGTCTTGCCACAATTCATCAAGTTGTAACTTTTCCCAACTAAATTCTCGTTGATTCCGTGGAATCACATAACGCTGTTTAACAGAAAGTATATTTTTAATATTTAAAGGAGTTGCATCAAAATTCATATCATCATTCCCTAGACATGACCATGGGTTGATCGTTAATTTACTTAACAAGATAGATTAAAACAACTATTACTAATTCATATCTCAGCGCGCGCTCGTATCCCCGCCACGCCTGCCCGCTTTATGTAGTGGTTTTCATGCACCTGCATGATCTACGCAAAAGC